AGCTCGACCCGTATTACGGTCACCTCGCTGCTGAACGTGTCATGAGTATTCCTGGAAGTGCAAGCCCGCTGTTTTTTCAAACGGCGGCGGCTGGTGCGGATACCGCTGTGAATATCACCAAATCCCTGCGTTTCAACAAGAGTGATGGTGCCCATTTAGAACGAACTCCTTCATCTGCTGGTAACCGCAAGACTTGGACTTTCAGCATGTGGTTCAAGCACGGAAATCAAGGCGGAATAATTGATAGCGATGGAGGAATTTTTCTAAACGCACAGAATGGAAGCACCCAAAATTTTGCTAATAATTTTTGGATTTTGTATCACACTAACGGGTTGATAGTCGGCGACGGCTCTACGGATTTTGCTATCACCGGAAAGCTGCGAGATCCAAGTGCTTGGTATCATTTTGTTGTTGCTTGCGATACAACACAAAGCGCTGCCTCTGACAGGCTTAAGGTTTATATCAATGGGGTTGAACCTCCTCTAACTACTGACGGTAGAAGCAGCATTTCTCAGAACTCTGACACCACAATTAACTCTACTTTTTTGCATCAAATTGGCAACTCAGGAAGCTGGAATAACTACGGGGAAGGGCTATACGCTGATATGTATCTGATTGACGGCTCTGCGCTTGGCCCCACATCATTTGGGGCGTTTGATGATAATGGAGTCTGGCAAGCTGCAGCCTATAGCGGGTCATTTGGAACAAACGGATTCCATCTTTTTGACTTCGCCAATGAAAGTGGGATCGGCAATGATTCCAGCGGCAATGACAATGACTTTACGGTAACTAACCTTTCTGATGGAACAGGCCCTCGCTGGTTCTTTGATGGATCTGCGGGAACAAAGATTACCGGCACTATGACGGCGCTTGGTAGCGGCGACTTTACGGTTGAGATGTTTATTGAAAAAACAACTACTGAAACTCAAGAAGCGTTGTTTAGTTTTGGAGGCTTAAGCGGCACTTTTGAAACCGACTCAGCAGCCAAGGTTCGCTACCAAGCTGGCAGTGTTTACGGCTCAACTATTGGCACAAATACTAGAACCCATATCGCTTGGGTTAGGGATAACAGCAAAGGCTACATCTATGTGAATGGAACACTAGTCAGCCCTTCTTCTGGTATTTCTGACACAACAAATTACACCGCCACAGCGTTTTCAATTGGATCTCGCCCTGACAACGGAGAGCCTTTTGAAGGCTACATTGACAACTTAAGGGTAGTTATTGGAACTGCTGTTTATACAAGCGATTTCTCAGTACCCAGCACGCCGTTGACGGCTGTTACTAATACCAAGCTGTTGACGCTGACAAGCTCCACCTTGGAGGATACCAGTGGTCAAAGTGTTTCTTTAACAAATAGCGGTGTCGCTGACCAAGCTAGCCCAGGCAACGACGTTTTGTTTGACGTACCAGTAAACGGCGATGCGTCAAATGACACTGGTGCGGGCGGAGAATTGTCGTCGAATTACTGCACTTGGAACCCAGTCGACAGAGACAGCAATGTTGTTCTAACAAACGGCAACCTAGAGGCAAGCCCGTCTGGAGGAAATTGGTCAAATGTCCGAGGAACTTTCGGTGTTAGTTCTGGTAAGTGGTATTGGGAAATTGAAATAAATTCGTTGTTTGCTCAACAGGTTGGCGTAGCCACTAACAGCGATACATTAGGAAATTGGTTTGGGAGCGTAGCTGGAGGAAGCGCAAGTCAGGGAGCTGTCATGAAAGAGGATGGACAGGTCATGATAAATAGTTCTGTAGTCACTGATTTAGGTTCATTCTCTGCTGGAGACATTATTGGTATTGGTCTTGATCTTGACGGAAACACAATTCAGTTTTACAAGAACGGATCATCCATGGGCTCCGCAGTATCTATTACTGGTGGCCGCACTTACTTCCCGATTGCGATTTTGTACGCATCCAGTGATAAACAGATAGCAAACTTTGGGCAACGTGCCTTCGCCTATGGAAATGCTGGAACTAATCGCCCAGCAGCGACTTTCAAGGCGTTATGCACAAGCAACCTCCCAACACCGACGATTGCCGATGGTTCGGCCCATTTTGAATCCAAGCTTTACACCGGCAACGGTTCAACTAATGCTTTGACAATGTCTAATTCGTCAATGTCGCCAGATTGGGTGTATATACACGCTAGGTCTACGACTGGTGACCATGAAATGTTTGACATTGTCAGAGGCGCAAATGAGGTATTAGAGTCAAACTCAACAAACCAAAGCAGTAACGTATCTAATACGCTCACATCTTTTGATAGCAACGGCTTCACGCTTGGCAGCAGCAGCCTTGTTAATGACAACAATGTCACATATGTGGCCTATGCGTGGGACGGGGGATCGTCAACGGCCAGCAACACTGACGGTAGCGTCACTTCTAGTGTCAGAGCCTCGCAGTCGGCTGGATTTTCGATAGTGAAGTGGACTGGAACTGGCTCCGCTGAAACTGTAGGCCACGGTTTAGGAGCGAAACCTCACCTCATAATTTCGCACAGGATTTCAGGCAGCGGCCAATGGCCGACGTATAACGCAGAAATTGGCGCAGGTAAATATATGTACTTCAACAGCACCATTGAGGCTAGAACTTACCAACATTTTTGGAACAATACTGAGCCAACATCGTCAGTATTTTCAATCGGAACTGATGCCGACGTGTCTATAAACGGCGGGACTCACATTGCTTACTGTTTTGCACCTGTTGAAGGCTACCAAGCCATGGGGAAATATGATGGCACAGGCAGCTCTTCCGGTGCATTTGTCCACACAGGGTTTAGACCTGCGCTAGTCATGATTAAGAGAATTACTGTTGGCGAAAGTTGGGTATTTTATGACACTTCGAGAGACACCGATAATCCGACAGTTACTCGTGCTTGGGCTGATTTGAATTACGGCGACTCTACAAACACGGGTCATTTTATTGATATTTTAAGTAATGGCTTCAAGGTCAGGTCAGGAGGAGGATTGCTGGGAGCAAGTGGAAGCGAGTATTTTTACTGGGCAATAGCTGAAAATCCCTTTCAAGCTAATGGCGGGCTTGCTCGTTAAACTCACTTCATCGGTCCAGAACCATGCCCTACAAACTTGGTGATCGCACGCTGGCTCTCGATGTTCCTTGGGAGCACAACGATATTCAGTACCCAGCGAATTGGCTTCGCTTGAGTAGCGATCAAGACCGTGCTGAGCTTGGCATTGTTTGGGAGGCTGAAGGTTCTGGCTGGAACCAAAAGTTCTATTGGGGTTACGACGCTGACGGCAACCTGCTTCCCAAAACCTACGCCGACCTGAAGACTCTTTGGATTGCCAACACCAA